CAGATAAATTGTCGGTGAAATATTACTGTCATCCTGCATTAATGTGATTCCCCTCAACACTACGCCGTTGTTTTTCATAACATCATTCAGCTTCACACGGTAATTCTCGCCTGCTCTCTTCTCAACTTCTCTCTGTACTAATGTTGTAAAATTGGTAAATTCCATAAAATATAATATCTCCTTATTTCATCTTTTTTCAAAATTTTCGTACAAAAAACCATGAAGCGTACTGCAATTTCTAATACTCTCCATGGTTCAAAAGACTCGCCTACTATATTCTATTTACCAAACATTCTCATAAATCCGGATTCAATATACTATACCATTTCGCTGAATGCAAGCCAAATGTAAAAACTCGTACTAAACTTTCTTACAATAAAAAAGAACCCAAGACTATGCTTGAGTTCTCTTTAAATCTTCTAAATTATACTCTGGGTAATATAAACATGCGCAAAATAAAGCATTACACGTATCTATGTTATACTTTTGTTACACATTATCTATTGTTTATTATTACTAGATACAATTAAATAGGAAGAAACACCTTCCAGTTTAACATATCTTTTTCCACACAGCTCGTGTGTTCTTTCCTACGATGCCATCTGCTTTAAGTCCAAGCAATGACTGTACTTCTTTAATTAATACAACCACTTCCGCTGTAATAATTCCATCTATTAGAGTCACATCCGTAATCTTTCCAAATCTCCACAAATACCACAATACCCAGTTCGCATCGTTGCCAGTAATTCCTATCGTCACATTACGAACCGGTTCTGTAAATGGATTGTATTCTACTGGAATCATTGTTTCTGTATTGCAAACCGGCCTATCCGAATACCACACATTAAGATCCAGATATCCCTTTGCACCATTTACACGTCCCTTTGAGCTGTACTGCCATCCATCCAAATCTAAGTCCTTTGGAAGATTCTGTGTAGTTGGTACAGGGTCTGTAATAAGTTTATCCTGTGTGGATGGATAACGTGCCCACCAGAATGGTATATCTCTTAATTCACCAACATATCGCTGTAAATATGGTTTATAAAAAGAAGCACCTGTATAAATTCCGAATTTCATTCCTGCTTGTTCTGCAGTATCTCTATATACTTTTATTATATCCAGTATTTTGCTACCGCAACCTTGCATAGAAGCATCTTCCAGGTCTAACCACATCATTTCTATACCGTATGGCAATGCTAAATTTACAAAGCTATCGGAAGCTCTATGTGCTTTTTCCTTTGTATTCGCATAGCAATAATTATAGCCATCCTTTGCCGGGATTCCTGCTGCTTTAAATCCTACCATATGTTCGTGGAATCTCGTGTCTGGAGCATTCCCCGCATTATTTACCTTTACTATAGCAAATTCTACGCCACTTCGTTTAAGGGCATCATAGTCCCTTATTGCATTCCAACGGCTTACGTCTATTCCTCTCTTCATATTATGCCTCTTCTCCATCTGTTTTACTGTTCATCAGCTTTTGTGTTATATCCAAGCCTTTGATCAGAAATTCAGGGACGTTAATTCCCATTACAACACAGTTTTCCAAAATGCTACGGATTTCATTGATTACGTAAGATGCCAGAACGAACCAACCAAGCAATATCAAGAAGTTCAAATTCACTCCCAGTATCTCACCAAACCGGATAAAGCAATCTGACACAAAGAATGCAATACCAATCACCACCCAGTACATAACTTTTTTCAGGATTCCTTTTGCACCTACTGCGGATGATTCATTCTTTTGATAGAATTTCGCTTTAATAATTCCTGTTGCATAATCAACTACATTTAATACAAGAAAACCTACAAATAAAAACCAATACTGTCCAAATACCGCAGCCAGAAATGTTGCGACTGCTCCCCAAACTACATTTGACTTTTCTAATACCTTCATTATGTTTTCCCTCCTGACAAATAAAAAAAGAGCCAATAAAGAATATATCTCTATTGGCTCATGGCTCTGTTGTTTCTACTTGTATTTTATCTTTCTTTTATTCCATACGCAACTACTTTTTTCGTTTTTTTTTACTTCTTACATATTAAAAATATAAGTATTTTATCCTCATCCTCGCTATTTTTTTATTCATATTATTACAGATGCATTTCTATTGTATTTCATTTTTACGAAAGGAAGATTTAAAATGAGAAAAGTAAAAGTATATTTTTTATTTGTCCTTGTAATCTATTACATTATCAACCGTATTCCGTCCTTAAATAATATCAGTGTTTTATATGATATTCTATTATATATATTTCCAGAATTTCATTATAAAATATTGAATAAAATAATCCTCCCAATATCTGAAAAATTACATAGATAATATCTTTAGAGGCATAGGCAATACAAACTTATGCCTCCGTCACAAATAGTAATTTAGGTGGCGCTGGTTGTGGAATATTCTACATGACAAACGGTAAAACTTTTACTTCTAATAGTGCTACATTAACATTACAATCAGACAAATATTCATATGATAAAAATTATTACACATTTAGTGAGAATACTGTCATTATAAATAAAAGTGGTAACTATGTTGTATGTGGTGGAACTTCCACAGGTTATGCAAATATAGCATTATCAGTTAATGAGAGAATTAAAATTGGTAAAGGTGCGCCCGGACAAACTTCCGATACGTTTATTCGTAATTTTAATACAATCGTATCTTTATCTAAAGGAGATGTTTGTAAAGTTATTACTACAGGGACTGCATGGAATGGTAGAGCTACTGGATTTTCTTCTAAGTCATATTTTAGTATAGCTTATATACCAGACTAATAACTCAATTAGTACTATTAGGGAAATACAACAAAATTAGCATTCCTGATATATCCGGAACTACCAGATGGAGTCCAATTGCCTGTACTGCTACTGCATGATAATTTAGCAATTAAACAAAATATCCATCCGCAGAAGAATCCATTATTACTTCATCTTTTTTAAAATTTTCATATTGACGACTAAGAAAATGATATATCATTCATGTACTTCACGTATGCATAATCATCTGGTGTTCCTTTAATATACAATCTTACATAAGAATAACTTGATATATCGTATTCTTTATTTTTTGCACCTCCATCACCAAATGTTTCTAATGTAACTGAGCCAGTTAGTGTACTTTGTTCTACACCATTTACAATGTTAACACCACTACCACCATATACAGCAAAATTACCACTTCCAATACCTCCAAGAGCACCTATATGTAATTTTGAAAAATTGGGAACATAAAAAATTATGTTTCCTGTTCTATAACTACCGTTACCACCTGTTTCAAATTGCACTATTTTTAAAGCCTTTAAATTACTATTCTGTTCCGATGTAAACATACTATTCGTCCTCCTTTTCCAGCATCTGTTCAACGGTTGAACGCCACATTTCCGGTACGGCTTCCAGCTTCATTTTTCCTGCTCTTACTCTCTTATAAAATATAACTGCCATGCTTATGCCTCCGCTCCACTGAGTTTGTTTACCTGATCCTGCAGGTCACTTATTGTTTGTGCCATTTCCATTAACGCATTAATGAGATCTTCCTGCGATATCGCAATCTCTGCTTCTTTCTCCTGCTTTTTTTCCACTTCTGCTGCCTGAGCTGCTTTCTCATCCTGATCTTTATAATAAGCTGCCTCATCAAACTGCCATGTTGAGCCATCCCAGTAGTAATATGGCATCTTGTCTGTACTGTCCTTTGGGATTTCTTCCAGCACAGCATCCTCTTTATCAAGATGATACTTTTCCCTATGATTACTGTAATAATTTTTTTTATCCTTAACTGCAAAAGCTACACTGTACATCGTTTATACTCCCTTCTTAACTGCATAGATTGTTGGTATCGTAATTGCTGCTATCGGCTTGCTATTGGCATAGATTCGCACCTTACCGGCCTGTGAATTAACATATCCTGCAAATACACCATCCTGTACCTCTGCCGGCGCAAAGCAAACCTTTGTCGCGTGATCTGCCGTAATACCAGACAGGGTTATATCGGCTTTATATGTATACCCTTCTGCAATAATAGCTGCCTCATTGTCCAGCGCTGCCGTATATGTTCCCCATGCAGATGCTGCCACACTTGTGTTTTTATAAACCTTTACCACATCATTGAACGCATTATATGTCCTGTTCTCCAGATCGTTCATATTGGTGGCATTAAACATATCACCTGCCTGCGACTCTGTACCTTCCACCCTGGTAACATCTACCGTCTGTGTAGCTCCTGTCGCTACATTGGTAAGCTTACGTCTGCCTGCATACTCCACCAGTCTATCTTTCCATGTCTTTTTTACAAATCCCATCCTTAGATCACTCCTATCTCTTCTCCTGCAGCTATTTCTCCGCAATAATTAACGTTGCTTATGTTGCCAAAGTAAATTACATACACATCATGCAGTATCCTCTCAATTGCATTCCATTTCTTATAATCATTAAGCGGTTGATCAGGTACTTCCGGTGTGCCTGTATAAACCATGTAATTATCCCGGATGCGCTGCACGTTATCCCTGATTCTTTTGTAATCATTTGCACGGGGCAGTTCCCCTATTTCCCAGTTCTCATTTACAGATACTGAAATACCTATATATTCGGCTATTATCCGGGTATTCTGCTCAATCCGATTCAGGTCGGTTGCATTTATATAGCCTTTCACATTCCTTTGCTCCACATCCTGTATGGTCCTGTCGTAGATAAAATATGGTAGTACGTACTCTATTGTATCTGTATAGCTACTTTTGTTCCCTGCCCTATCTACAATATCCAGTTCCAACAGATATGTATTCTCTGCGCTCTGCTCTGCTTTTGTACTCCATGTCTTTCCATCTGCTTCCTGTTGAAATACAACAGCATTATTATTAACATATCCTGCCACATATACGATATTGCTTGGCAGGACAATATTGATATCCATACTATTCGACCTCCAGTGTGATAACTACACTGCCTGATACATTTGCAGGGTTAGGACTCATAATGACAGATTTTACGGCCGGTACTGTGGTGTCCAGATTGACTGTAAGCGTAATCTCTGTTGTCTTGCCTGCTGCATCCATGGCAGTTACCTTTATCGTATTTGTGCCCTCTGTAAGCACTACAGCCTGTGTAAAGGCACCTGAAGTATCTACTGCAGGCTCATATGTCTTTGAACCATGTACGATTGATACCGTGACAGGACTGGATGTCGTATCATTGGTAACGCCCTTAATAACCTGATTGCTCTGATTCGTAATCAATCCGCTTGCAGGTTCGCTGATCGTAAGTGTCGGAGGTACCGTATCAATTGTATACGATGCCGTAACTTTATTCGCAGCATTACCATCATTATCTGATGCATTGATTTCAATTGTTTTTGCACCATCTTCAAGCGCTGACTGCGGGGTATACGTGAAACGGTATCCATTTGTGATTGCTGCTTTGCTCATTCCTGCGTTACCATCTTTATATGTTGTGCCGGCCAGCTTAAGAGCTACCGTTGACAGCTTCACACCGCTTCCTCCGGCTTCATCCGTCACATCGAAGATAATTGGCAGCATATTGTTGCTGATATACGCCCCATTTGATGGCTGCACAAGATTAATAACCGGTTTTACTGTCTCTTTAACTATTAATCGTAACGCTGCCCCTATGGTATAATCTGTCGCATCTACAGTGGTAACTGTACCGGCGCTGTTGGTCGCTTCTACGGTTACCGGCCAGTATCCCCCGCTCTGATTATACGAAGTCGTTGCCGGTGCTGTAATTGTTCCTTCCCATTTTCCTGTACTACTGTTAAGCGCAAGATTCGACCATACACCATTGATTTTTACCCTTACTTTTGTAATTGCCATGTTACTACATACCTCCTATCTGCTGCCCTGCGTACAGCTCACCCGCATAATTCTTGTCATTGGTGTAAGTTACGTTCCTGTCAGATACATCCATGATTATTTTAATAGTTCCTTTTGCTGTCGTTGACGCTGGAGTTATCTGCACATGCTCTATCTCTATCTTACTCAAATATCTCCAACCTCCTCTCCTGCATAGATTTCACCTGTATAATAACTATCTACCGTTAACAGATAATATCCACGCAGCTGTGCTGTACTCAGGAATCCACCTGTAAGGTCCGTTGTTAGCTTTTCTATGCCTGCCACATAATTTCCATATGCTCTATCTGCATTTTCAACCAGCGCCCACTGTGTTGCTTTCTCACCATTGCTTACATACTTCGCTTTTATTCCAAGAGTCAGATTATAGTAGTCCAGTATCTCAGATGCTCTCTTTGCTGCCTGCTGTGCATTCAGGAGTGTGCATGTAAAAGACTTCGTTGCCCTGCTCTTTCCGGCTTCCACCTTTTCAACAGATGCAGTAACAGTAATATCTTCCTTACTGTACTGCTTACCTGTAAGTATCACCTCTGCTGCCTCAATACCTGTTACAGTAAAGGTTATATAATTATTCTTTACTTCTATTATCTCTCCTGTGCTTATTTCAACGCTCTGCGGGTCAACCGGCGACGATAACTCTATCGTGTATGTTCCCGGCTCGTATGTGCCCTTTGCAATCTGCTTACTTTCTGCACCAAGAGTATATTCAGGATATTTTACAGCCACATCAGATATATAATCGTTGTTCGTGGTAACAGTGCTGAATTTCCTGCTCCTTGCAATCGTGCTTGTAATTACCCTGTTCGTCCGGTATATGTTAAGGCTCTCGCTTCTGGAATCATCTGCTACAGCTCCGCAGGCGAACAGAACTTCACGGAGTGCTTTCCTACACGTCTGGATCTTTAACCAACCATAAAGCTTGCACTTTCTTACTTCATCTGTAACTGTATACTCTTCAATCCCTGCTGCCTGCATGATACTGTCGATCACATCGCCTGCCAGTTCTCCGTTATATACTTTTCCCTCACGGAAATTGTATTCATCCAGTCTGCCCTTGTAATCTGTACATGTCATTGTTGTCACATTCTTATCTGTCTTAAAGCTCTGCAGAAAGAATTTACCCAGCAGTATATCTGTTCCATCCACCTTCTCGTAACAAAGTGCCTGCTGGCCTGCCTGCAGCACCTGATGCCTGCCTTTTATATTGCCAAGGTTAAAATCATCATTCTCATCGATTAATTTGAATGTGAGCTTATTTATCGCTATCTTATCCGGTATTAACTGGCATTCTTCTACAAGTGAACCATCCTTTACCGGGAGCCCACCCTCGCCGAATATATATTCCGTACCATATTCGATGTATCTGAGCTTTACATATCTGTATGGCTTGGTTCTTTCAAATGTTACCTCTATTTTCATGTAATCTTTTACTTGGTGCTCTGCGAAATACGTCAGGGCATCAGGTTCAAAGACCACATTATCAGTCAGATATCCGTCCTTGTCATACCACTTAATACGCATTTGCAATGGATAATCATCCAGAAAATAGAACTTCAGACCAATGGAGGAGTGCTGCTCCTGGAATAATATTATGATCATAGGATCATCAGTAAACTGCCCATTTTCGTCTGCGCATGTGTCAGAGAAAAATACAATATCCTCCGGTGCATCCGGCATTTCTTCCATGCTGCCATCCAGTAAAAAGAAATCCTGTTCCAAAGTAGCATAATTTGCCGATTCAATATTCTCTTTCAACTGTGATATATCAGCAAATGGTTGATTGTATGCAGTTGTCGGCGTGCTGTCTGCTATCGCTGTAGTATCTTTCAGATCGTAAATGCAGCGAAATCCTGTCTTTGGCATACTGTCTGCCTCCTTTATGGTGTCCTGAATGGCTTCTTCATGGTAAACTTACAGGTAAGCCCCTGAAATGTTACCGTATCACTGTGTATCTTCATCATCTCATCAGATACCTTACTGATATATCCTCTGAAAGAAAAATCTCCCTTCGTACTTGGCAGCACAAAATCATGAAACTCTGTAGGCTCCGTAAGCTTGTCAATCAGCCCTTCATATGTATCATCATCATCGATCACACCGAATGCCATATCATAATTGGCATATACTCCTAAGATTTCCCTCAACAAATCTCCGTCCTCTTCGTTACGTTGTGCATATTTGTCCACCACATCAAAGGATCGTTTTATTGATACAAGAGGCACATCATATGTAATTCCATCAATTATAATTCCCTGTGTATAATCAGCCATTATGACATACCTCCCAATACATCAATATCGTAACCCTGTCTATTCATTTCGTTTAGAAAATCCTGCAAAGACAGTCTTGCGAATGTTTCGCCATCATAGTTCAGATTTACGTTCAACACACCTCCTGATCTATCACCGACAACATTTCTGACTGCATCTTCGATAGTGGACAATGGTGCTTCGATGTTGGTCTGTCCGACTGGCTGGTCTCCGAGGATTGCAGCAAATGGGTTACCTCCACGGATTACTGCACCGTTGGCAAGCATAGGAATGTCCGGCATTTCCACCCTGCCAAACTGCACATGGCTTATCGTATGTGCTTCAAAATTCACTCCTGGTATCTTATTGGCGGTTGCTACTGCATCTTGCATGAATTGGTTAATCTTATCAATTACCGTATTAATCATGCTCTCACATGCCGCAATTATCTTATTCATTATATCTACTGTCTTACTTACGATACCAACAAACCCGTTATAAATACCCTTTTTCATGTTCTCGCCGAGAGTTTTCCATCTCTCTGCTGTGAACCATGGTGCTACATGTGTGTCCCACCAATTTTTTATCGCCGGTCCCCAGAATGCGACAAGTTCATCCCACTTGCCTGAGATACCATCCAATATACCTTGTGTTACTTCCAGCCACTTTTCAGCCGTGAACCACGGCGCTACATCTTCATCCCACCATGTCACAATCGCCGAATCAGCCCACCATGCTTTTATCTCATCCCATTTTTCTAACGCTCCCTGATATATTCCGTCAAATACTTCTACCCATCTTTCTGCCGTAAACCATGGTGCTACAGATGAATCATACCAACTTTGAATTTCTAACCATTTTGTAAATGCCTGTGTCTTTAGAAACTCAAGCTGTGCACTAATATTAGAAGATGTTTCTGTCATCTTACTGCTCAATGCATCTCCTGCATTCTGCAATAATTGGAACACGTCAATCATTTGCCTTACCGCACCAATCCCCGGATTGAATAATGTTAGGAATTCTGTTCCTAATCCTTCTTTCATACTATCCGGCAATTTTACATTTACATTGCCTTCTCCAAATATGTGATCCAGAATTCCCTGCGCAACACCTTCTGCAAAATCCACTGGAAAATCAATTAATGCATCTTCACAAGCCCTAAAAAACTGTGTTAAATCCCATACAAGACCTAACCAGTCTATACCACACAGGAAGTCAACAAGTTTCTGACCTATATCCTTGAATGTTTCATCTTCTCTAAGTTTATCAACGGCTGCTGTTGCTGCTTCTAATAGTCCCTTTGCAAAGGTGCTTAGAGTTTCCCCGGTAAGGCCAGCATCCCAGTTTTCAAAGAATCCTTTTATCCCTGCTGCCAAGGACTTCCCGAAATTCTTCCAGTCAAATTCTTTACCGAAGGAATTCAGGAAATGTAGTGCTGTATTTATTGAATTTGCAATAGTTTTTCCAAGGTTATAAAAAAGGTCTGGAGATATTAAACCATTCAGGAATCTAGCAAGACCTGTCCCAAATCTATCGGCTTTGTTGTAAATGCTATCCCAGTCAATGGCATCTAGCGATTGCGCTATTTTTTCTCCGATAATACGTCCCAGTTCAAACCAATCTTCTTTGTCAATGGCATCTTTTATTCTTTTTGCGAATTTTGTTTCTGGCGCTTGGGCATCCGTTTTTACTTCCTCAAACATGTCCTTGGGACTTGTCCCGCCTGAACCACTGCCAGAATCTTTTTTAGACAGAACCTCCAATGTGTCAAATGATGCCAGCGCCCCTGCTGCCTTTTTCGCCGCTTTTGATGTTCCATTCAAAGCGGCAGCGTAATCTTCCTGTACTGCCTTGGCTCTTGTCCATGTACTCTTACCCTGCAAAATAGCCATAAACTGAGCTACTTTATTGGCTGCCATGGTAATATAATTGATTAACTGCACCAGGTATGGGATTGCCATTTGGACGATCGGAGCAAAGGCAGTAGCAAGGCTGTTCTGTAATTGCGTGCTGGATGATTTCAGCTGCGACATCGCAGCATTATAGTCTGAAGAATATCTGACAAGATTATTGAATCCTGTCTTCATGCCCGATACCATGGCGTTGAATCCCTTGGTAATCCAGTTAAATATCAGCAGACTTAGCGCAATTCCCTTCAATCTGCTTCCTAATGTCGATAAAAGACCACCAGACTTCTTTGCATGGGTATTAATCTTGTTAAAGGCTTTCTTACCGGATTCACCCATCTTTTGAAAGCCCTTCTGCTCATAATCGACCTGCTCTTTTATCTGTTTGAGTCTTGCCGTAATGTTATCGTATTCCTGATATCCGGCTGTCAGTCCAGCCTTTTTCAGTTCTGATAATCTTTCCTGCAATCGGATTTGTTCTGCAAGCAGGTCTACGAGTTTCTGATTCGATACTTGCGCATTAACACGGATGCTCTGTAATTTCTGCTCTTCTGCTTCCTGTTCGCGCTTCTTGGCATTTACCTGCTCTTCTTTTGCAATCCGTGCCTCTGTCTCAGCCATTCCCTTATCTGTAAGGCTTCTGAGATTGGCTTCATATTCCTTGACAGCATCTGTGGCATTACGCCATGCAAGATACACCTGGTCATAGTCATCATCACCGAAATACTGTCCCTGTGCTTCCAGTTCTTTCAGAGAGTTAGCATATTCCTCTACGTCCACACGAAGCTGGTTCATATGCTGATCTGCATCCGCGATTCCAGCTTTTGTACGTTCCATCTCGGCAGCTATCTCTTCTACCTGCTGTGCGGTCTGTGCCTGCTGTTCCGCATTACTTTTCCAGTCAAAAGCCACTTCTCTTGTAGCTTCATTTTCTGGATTCTGCCCTGCAAGTTCTTTCTGTTCTTTGGTTTTAGCGATCAGGGAATCAATACGGGCTTCTTCTTCCTCTGTCCATGCAGATCTATAATCAGGGCTTTCTGTCTGTGCCTGTACAGCTTCTTTCTGCTTCTTGATATTTTTATCAAGCTGTGTATTTATTTTTTCAAGCTCTTTGGACTGTTCCTTATATCCATCTGCATTTACATCAGAACTGGACTTGTCCAATTCATCCACTTTATCCTTGGCATTGTCTGCATTTCCTTCTATATCCTTGAAAGTCTTCGCAACCTTGTCCAGCTCTGACGAATCTACTTTCGTGCTGACACGTATACTTGTATCATACTCAGCCATATGAAAAGCCCCTTTCTAAAAATAGAGCCAGCTACATGTGTAAAAACATGTAAACCGGCTCTAGGCTCTTCTGGCTGTTATCTTTTATTTCTCAATTGATTGAAGACGGAAAGTGCCTCATCATCTTCCTTCTTTTCCTCTTCTGTAAGTTCTGTCTTCGCTCCAAGACTGTATATCTTCTTCGCTTCCATGATAGCTTTACGCTCTTTTTGCTGCATTTTTGCATCCAGCTTTTTACAGCGTATATCCACCACTCGGGTGAACGAACATTCTTCCAAATTAGTAAGCAACCCCATAAATACGAACCAATGCATCTGTACTGTATTCAGGTCAATTCCATACTGTTTCATGAATGCTGCGTAGATTCTCCACTGATCTACATCAAAGTCAAATGCCAGTACCTTACTTTTCTCCTTTTTATGGTTATCATGATTATATTCGTTCAGATACCATTCAAGCCCCTGCATAGCTTCCTCTAAAGTCGATGGCACCTTGTCACCATAAAAAATCATCTGTATGGCTTGATCAACTCTTTCATTCTCTTCGTACTCCTCATCTTGTAGGCACTGCATAATCTGGATACCTGTGCGGAAAGATGCATCTATGGGATATCCATGCCATTCATATGGCAGCTTGTCCAACATGACATTGAACATAATTATCTCTTCCTTCTATTTTTACGGTTGCCGCCATATTGCGGGGTAAATGCGCCGCCCTGTCTCTCCCTGCTATACTTCTGTGCGATCCGCTTATGCCTGTCATTCGTGTATCTGTCAAAAATAGGAAGTAACTGGTCAAAGAAATCTGCGACTGCGTATGGTGAAGGGGCTGTAGTGTCAAATACCTTATAGCAGCAATCCTCTCCAAATAAAGAATCAATCTCTGCTGCAATATCCTGCATTGTAGTGACTAAAAGCTGTATATGTTCCTTCTGGTTAAGCCCTGTACCCTTTGCCTTTATCTCCTGTCCGGCATTTGCGAATTTATCGATCAGATCATAAAATCCATCCAGAAACTGTACATCTTCCACAGGAATTGATATCACATCCCCATTGTCATTTACTTCGATTTCAAGTGATTTTTTTACTCTTAAACTTTCCATATCATTACCATCCTCTAAAAAGTGATGGGTGATTTAGAGGGGCACCCACCACTATGCTAATTTTGATTAACACCTATCTTATGCTGTCGGTGTAAATTTGTTAGTAGTTACATTGAATGTGCCCTGAATAGGATCACCTACACCGCCCAGTGTCATATTGTTCATCAACTCGCTACCAGCATCGCCGCCGATAGAATCAAACTGATATGAGCATTTACGTTTCACCGCCGGATATTCTCCTTCTTCTGTCGGCGTTTCCAGAATATTCACCCTAACATAATCTGTCATTGCAGATGAGCCTGTTGGAAGAGTTTTGATCTTCTCATTCATCCACGCCTGCAGCTCATCATCTTTGATGTACTCTTTTTCCACGCTGATAGAAGGTGTATAACTCTTAATGTTCGTTGTTCCGTTGCTCTGATTGATATACTGTTTTGTCTCAGATTCCGGGTTGAATTCTTCTGTTAAAGAACTGACACCATCACCTATCAGTACATACTTATCTGTTCCTGTTGTGCCAATGTTTAAGAAATGCATCAGCTTTTCTCTCATTTCAGACATTGTTATCTCTCCTTCACATATTTAATAGCGATAGTCATCTGGTATACAGAATCATTCTCGCTCGTTACCCCCATATAAAATGGGGTAGTTATCTTTATTTCTTTTACGGTTGCATCCTGCAATACAGGATAATTGCCACGCCTGTTCTGCTCATTTACCCACTCTGTCAGTTCTTCACCGAACACATTGTTGTCAATGCATTCTGCATTTTCCTGATTCGGCATACATGCCCTGAATGTGTAATGATCCGTATATTCTTTTTTACCGGACAAATAGGACTTTACATTCTGAATCGGTTCTTTTGCCAGTGAATACTTGCCAGTACCTGCCCTTTGGATATCTGTGTCTATTTTCTTCGGTTTGAATTCTCTCAGCCACGTTATAATGCTCTCTGATACTGTCATTTGCCAGCTATCCTCCTTGCGCCCTGTTCAAGCTCTTTCTTGCCGCCATTCTGCATATATCTGTCTGCCCAGTTACCGCCTCGTCCTATACCACCTTTTTCACTTTCACCTTTTCCCTGAAAATGATATTCTGGATGGTAATATAGTCTTCTGGCATATGGCGTATTCCACACCACATCTGTTTCATTTTCAATATGGCAGCTGTCAATTAATTGACCAGGATTCTCGTATTTTCCCGCTATATCAAAAGGAACGAATGGCTGTACATTTTTCTTAAACTCATTTGTTACAAATTGTTGTACACTTCCTCCTTCTTCCAGCCCCATCTTTTTTTTACAATCTTCCAAGTCAAAATTACACTGATAATTAAATGAACTCACTTTCCCACCACCTTGATATGTTTCAACCTTGGCATGTTGCGATTATCAGATACAGAGGTCACAGTCACTGCATATTGGTAATGTTCTCTCAGCGCTGATATCCTGCAATCCTGCCCTATTTCCTCTGTTGCTTCGCCAAGAACAATGATATCCTTGCCGCTCTTAGCATTCAGTGTCCAGTAGTTTCCACGTTCTGTATCCGGCAACCTGTTATACTCAACAGGCTGCAAATATGGTTTATTTCCGTATCTTCGTCCAAAATCTATCGTGATGCTTTCCACCTTATTCTCGGTCTGTACACCGTTAGATGTAGACACCTCATTGCGGTTGTGTCTCCACTGTACACCCTTTACTACAGATCTGCCCCAGTGCTCTGTACCGTCTTCAGATTCGTAGTAGTTATATATTGTTGCGATGTCGCAAAATAAAACACTCATAGGCATATCGCCCCTGCTAATCCTGTTCCTCTCAGCCCATTACAAATTGTACTGTGTAACTGTGCTTCTTTCTCCTGTGCATTTGTGATCTTATAGGATTCGCTGTATCCGTCATTGGAAACGGACTGTATGCCCATTCCCATACCGGCAGACTCCTGTGCCTGCAGGTTATCAATCAATTGACACATGGTCAACCTTACTGCATCACGCACACCCTTTTGAAAATCAGTTGCAGAATCCTCATTATAGTCATTGCAGAACGCTCTTGCACGCATATGTGTAACTCTGTCAATTTCTCCTGCTGCCCTCTGGTACAACCGGTTGAATTCCTGTTCATCTGCAATATTAGTAAAGAGGGAGCTGTAATACTCCCAGTCAACATAAGGCATATTATCGCTCCCTTCCACTGTTCCTATGCTGTAGGTGTGATCTGAATATCCTTAAGCATTCCCGCCATCTTGGAATTCTTCAGTACTACGCCTGCTACTAATTCCACTTCTCCCGTCTTGACAGCCCCCGGTGCAGACATATCAGGCAGATATGTATTGATGATTGCTGCTGCCTGTGTCGGTGAGATGCCATGGAACGCATTTGTACCAAATTTAACGCCAATAATGGAACTCATGCCATCAGTATCGCCTGTGGCAATACAATCCTCTTCTGCTGTTCCGTTGTAGTATCTTCCTGCATCCATAAGGATAATATTGTCATAGGTTTCTACAGTCTGACCAAAATCGTTCTTATCCCTGCTGTAGTAACCCATCTTCTGACCGATATACTTCATTACAGACAGCATTGTGCTGTTCATCATGAGCATGTCAGGCTTCTCTGCAAATAGCCCCAGCCACTTATTCAGTTTGAGCACGAAAGAATCCCTGTATTTGTCAATATTCTCAACGTCGCTCAGATTGATTCCACTTGCTGAAACTTCCGTGGAAGAACCTGCTACCAGTTTGCGGAGCCCATCAAATTTTGCCTGTGTGTAACCTTTTCCACCCGTTGTATTACCATTGATCACAGCATTATGGAACAGGTTGGAAGCTGCCTTAATCTTCTCACGAAGCTGGAATTCAATTTCATTTACTGCACCTGATGTATTTTGGATCACACGGTCTACCTTGAAAGAGCCGCCGAAAATATCGAGGTCTGCAGTCTTCTTTTCTCTCTTGGCTTCATTTGCCGTGTACTCTGTATTAATATCTCTTCGCCCTGCTGTAGAAGGTGTCTTTAACTGCATATACCCATATGTCAATGTAGAACCGCCAGTACCAGGCGACACTGCATTATCAAATGATAACCGGTCAAGAAGAAATGAGTCTCTTCTGAACTCATCCACTACCATCTGATCTACTTTGTCAGCCATGCCAACTTTTGCCTCTTCTAATGTAACCATACTTTTTCCTCCTCATTATTTCTTATAATGTTCTGCCAATACGCTTCCCCACGTATCCTGCTGTGTAGGTGGGGTGTTCGTCACTTTTCCAGGCACATCAATAGTGCTTCCTGTTTTATTTGGCTCTGGATCTCCGAACAACATTTTGCTGTCCTCTGCCTCTGTAAGTGTTTTAATTGCAGATTCAATATCCTTTTCCTGATTTTTACTCTCCATGAGCTTATCAATTGGTAACAGTGCCCTGATTGCCTTGGGGTTCTTGCCTTTTGCATTCCTGATGCCTGTATCAACAAGTGCATCAAAATCTCTTTTAGCAAGTTCATTCTTATGGTCAGTATCCATTTGGTTAATCTGACCTTTCAGAGTATCGATCTCGCCATTGAGCTTATCAACATCTACGTCCTTGAATTTCTCTAACCCCGCTTCTAAAGTCTTTACCTTATCCTGCTCTGTCTTTAGCTTCGCAGACTGAATATCATAATCTGCCTGTGTCTTATAATTCTCCAGTACTGTCTTCTCAAAGTCCTTATGCTTGTCTTCCGGAAGTTCAAGCCCGAACTCTTTCATAATTTCAAAAATATTTTTCATCACTTTTTCTCCTTAAAATAATTTATGAATCGGATTTTCTCCGATATAGGATTAATAGAAAAGAGCCGCACAGTATTAATCCCTTACGAATTAACAACTATGCGGCTCCTTGGCTCTATTGTAATGATTGATTCCTGTTTGCACTTCTTACAGTACCCCGGAAAGTTAATGATTGTGGTATCCTTCCTGTACTTGATCATCTTGGGAAAACCACAGTTCGGGCATGGATACCAATACTCCACATTCAACTATGACACCCTCTTTTCGCTTGCAATCCATGAACCTGTTACAATTAAAGCGTACCATTTCTGATTTTAAAGTCAATTATTTTTTTTATTTTCTTCGCATTTATGTGTATCTATGCCATAAAATTAAAAAATCCACCACATTATTGTGATGGTATCAAGATAAATATGATAAGAGAATATTTTGGTGGGTGTGCCCATTCCCACATTTCTTTTGACCCATAGGGTGCGTGGTTGCAACGAATTTTACCACCTCAGATAATTATTTTTTATATAGACTGACCTCCTTGGCGAGCGTGCCTACTCTCGCATCTCTTGATAACCATTTCTGGTGTGTGGCGACACGAATTTTCCACCTCAAAGAGATCACTCTATTTTATGAATAATATAGCATTTCTATTCTCTTTTGTAAAGAATTTCCTTATTTCTCAAATATTTATTCCATGTTCTTTCGTTGATATTTAAGAACGTAATAACTGAATTTTTAAAAGCAGGATCATCCCCCGATGTCTTAATTCTGAGTACAAGTTGAAATTTCTTTCCATCTTCTATAATCTCTTTCAATATTGTTGCAGTATTAGGTTTATTAGCTTTTATAATATAATCGGGTTCTTCTATAATCTGTGGAATATATGAACAAAATCTCTCATAATCATCTGGATGGCGTTCTTTGACATGTTTTATTCGCTCATCTGTAATTATAACCTCATCCGTTACAATATCTTCAGTTATGCACTTGTAAATTTCCCTGTCAATTTTGCCCATACTATGCACTGTAACATTTCCTTTATCTTCTGATATATTCATTTTAACAGATTGTGTTTGTTCTGCAACTATTTTCTTTCTCTGGATAACTGATACTTCAAATCCATTCCACGCCTTGGTTTTCTTCAAATCAGACATACCGCACTCATACCATAACCTTGATGTTGCAGTTGGAACACCGCAAGTCTTGCAAAAATCCTTATATTCAGCTGTCTTACGTTTAATCTTTGCATTTATCTCCGTTGTGCTATCTCCTAATGCTGTAAGTGCTTCTTTTTCCCTTTTCAGCGCACGTATATTACGCTCCATTGAACGCATTTTCTGTGTCATGGCATAATAATCATATGTTTTCCCAGCTATAGTAACCGGTCCTGGCTGAGTTTGTTCTTTTGGCAGACTGGATGCACCCGCAAACCATGCATGATGATTATGACGGCAATTATATCCATACAATCCTGTCGGATCATTTTCATGTTCCCCATCAACGCTATAACCAGTAGCTCTCCACAAATCAGTAATATAGTCCTGCCCTATTCTCTCAGCTTCTGATGCATAATTCTTTCCTTCCTTGATAAAATATACTCTGCCTTGCCACTTCTCATGATTTGCGTGACCTTCCCCTGTATTACGTGCTCCCCAGTGTTTTGACACATACACAAGATTGACACCTGTCTCCAATATATTCCTGTCCTGTATCTTCCCAGCAAGCTGATGGCAGCCTGTACGCAAGGCAAGCCGCGCCGCTGTATCAAGCTGCATTGACCGTCCAGATGCAAAGTCAATTGATCTCAAACCACTCTGCGCAAGATTGTGCACTAAGTCATGTAATACTTTTTCCTGTGAAAATGTACCTGAACACACCCTAATAACTGCCTTATCCAATTCCCTACGGTATGCGTTCTCAATGCCCTCATAACCACTCATAGTCTTAAAGCCGGTGCTCTGTGTCATATTCTTTAGTTCTCCTGCTGTTTGAGCCACAAACGCATCCGTGAGCTGTTTCAGATATGAGTTATCCGTCAACTCTTTCCCTGCATCTTTCCATACTGAAAGATCATTCGCCCAGGACATGTTACCGGCTTTGGCTACGATTTCATTATTGGCTTTATAGGCTGCATTTGTTATTTCATTAATGATTTTTCTGACATCCCGCTTATATTCCAATGTGTTTTTGGCTACTATCTTACGAAATTCTGAGTCTGCCTTTAACATTTTCATTGCTTCATGTCGAATTTTTGAAGGGCTATATCCAAGATTAGCCATAGACATAGCCTGTAATTCTGCCGTGCGGCTGTACGTAAGCGTTTTCGCTATTCTACGTGCTATATCCGCTATAACCTCTTTCTCCAGATATTGAAACAGCGGTACAAGTGCGCTGCTGATATATTCCAACTGTTTATCTGATAACATGTTTCCTCCAAAATAAAAAGAGCCATAGAATTATTCAAACTCTATTGGCTCTTTGGCTCTATTTTCTGCTATATTCTTCATTTAACGACTCTGTCAGTGCTTTGTCTATGTTCCAATTTCTCAATCTCCATCGAAGTGTGTCATATGATATTCCTAACGTTTCTGCCCACTCTGATATTGTTTTACGCTGCCCATCATATTCGATATATTTATTTCTTCTCGTATTGTTTGCCTGTTCTTTTCTTGTACTCCATCTACAATTTGACGGCTCGTAATTTCCATCAGAATCTATTCTATCGATTGTAAGTGTATCTTTATACCCGCTCACTTTTGCCCATTCATAAAACCCCTCAAATTTCTGCCATTCATTACATACCTTTATTCCTCTACCACCATAATTCATATAATACTTGTTATGCGGGTTTTGACATCGTGCTTTCATTGACTCCCATATAGAATATACTCTTTCTTTACTTTTTCCATGAGTAATAGCACTTTTACCTTGCTGACATCCGCAGCCTTTATTCTGCCCATATTTAAAGTCACGAGTAAACATGTGTTTTGTATTTCCACAATCACATTTGACAGTCCACTTCCCATGACCATCATATTTAAGAACCGTCAGCATACCGTAACGTTTTCCTGTTAAATCTTCTTTTATTTTGCCTCTCATATTTTCTGCTCCTTGTGTTTAAAACAATCCTATGTGCTAGCTAAGCGATAACTGATTGTCTCTTCTTTTTTGCCCTCTCCGCACGTTTTCCCTGCATAACCCCATAGCAAAACGCCACATTTACTGCTGTTATAAGATCATAGCGTCTATGGATTTCATGCAGCACCATCCATGATGCATCGCTTGAAATTTCATTGTTCTTTGCCTTAAATAATTCCTTTCCTATCTTCCTAGACTTCAGGCAATTTTCCATCAGATCAAAGGTTTCATCCATTTGAGGGATAGGGCAATTCTCTCGAATTTCTCTACGGCGCTCAATTTCTGCTCCCATATAATTTTCTGCAATATCTCGATATGTAGCATACAGCGCATTATTCTTGTTTAAGATTAAAATTTCATTATCAACAAATGCAGTTAGCGTCCCAATCGTCGCTCCTTCTTCCCAAAGCCCCAAAAAGTGACTTACCTGCTCTGCTGTTAAATCAGCCAATCCACATGCCTTGATACCTAATTCCTCATTGATTACTTCGTACATACCTGTTACCTCCGTATTAAAATATATAGCAATATTTTCAACTACATAGTTGAATTATAAAGTTTATATTTTATTCTGTCAATAGATTTTTAAAATAATAATTTTATTTTTAAACTATACATTTTATTTTTAACATGATAAAATAGGTATAGGAGGTACTAATATGCCATTAAAAGACGATTTAAAAGCTATCATAATAAAAAGTGGTTGGACTATTACTGCTGTCGTTGAAGAATTAAATAAACGGCACAATACTGATACCAGTGTTCAGAACTTCAGTTCCAAGATGATTCGTGGTACTCTTAAGTATTCTGAGGTTGAAGAAGTCCTTGATATTATTGGTTATGATATTTCATGGAATAAGAGGGGTTAAATACTCCTCTTATTTAATCCTCACTTTCTAAGTCAACATTATCATCTTTTTTCTCTTCTCGTACCGATACTAGTTTCTTTGCCTCTTCTGGTGTCAGATTATATGCTTCTGCAAGATACCATTCTAATACCTCTGGTATATCAAAGCTCAAAGCATCATTTCTTAACCTTTCTAATTCACTTTCTTTATCTGTAATAATACTATCATCAAAATCAACTTTTATCTCTTGTTCCAAATTGAATGACTTGCCTAAAAATGTATTTGCAAACCACATCACCGCCCGACATATATCCTGAATATAAGAAATAGCTTCCTTCCTCTGTCGGTTCAGTTCCTGCAAAGCGTCCTGACGGCTTAACACAAATTCTGTAGCTGTAGTTATTTGTCCGTTATTATTAAAACTATATTTCTTTGTTCCATATCCAAACCCCATGGACAACAGCGACAACACCAGTTCAAACGTCTTGGTAATCTCTTCTACCCTGATTGTTGGATTGTACTCCTGTATCAAGTCCTTCTGATCCGGTAACTTTTCTTTTAGCATTACAAATATTTTTCTTGCCTGCTCTGATGGTGTGATTGGATTACCATCCTGGTCATATTTTATGATTATGTCATTAATCAAGAGCAGCTTATCTGCTTTATCCAAATCTCCATACAGCACATTGAATAATATATCCAATGCCTTGAAATATGGTATATTATCCCATATCTTCGGTTTTCCATACCCAATCATATTATCAATGTTGTTTACTTCTGCATTTCTCATGACTGCGAACGGTTTCACATCACCCATTCTGGCAGTTACTGCTAGCTCTTTCTTTTCTTCCCCATTTTCGTTAAATACATGCGTTTCAGACTTATATGTACCATTCTCCATTAAAAACATAACAAGCGTGGTCTGTTTCCTGCCCTTTACAAGATTTTCCCCTGCAAACGCAGCCTCTACTACAATCTTATTATCCACAGTCAGAGGATAAAAGCATTCCGCATCCACATAGTTTAATTTTATAGTTCCACCTTTTACTGTACCATCCTCGTACAGGTCTGCTTTCTCAATCCTGACATAACAGGCTGCTGTTCCTGCTGCCGATGTCTTTTCCAGCTGTTCCCTGTACAGTGTTTCAAATTCATTCTTGTTAAGTACATCATTGACAAATTCCTGCTGCCCCTTGTCAGCCCCTGCATTTATCTCAAGGACTTCACACAGGTTTGCATCATCGGAACAGCAGCGTTTTGCAAATCCAAGCCTGCTCATTTCATATTCTTCGCCCTGTACTGTACATCTCTTATGGAACTCCCTGATAACCCTGTTTGCATACCAGTTGTTACATTCCATTATTACGCTTAGTGCATTTTTATTGACTGTATATCCTTTCCCTGAAAGAAAACTCTCAATAAAACCATCCATTATGTACACTCCTCCTTATCTTCTTTCCAAATCTATATATCCTACAAAATTAAGCCACGTATAACATGATGCATCCCACCAGTCATTACAGTTACCTATGTTCTTATCTTCCGGTACATCTGGATGATCTTCATCCCAACGTAGCTTACCTATTGCCTTGCGCAAGTTCGCGCAATTCTTGTTTATCTTCAATCTTCCTGTCGTGAACAGCATGTCTACCGTTCGTGGACGTTCAGACACCTCATTCTTCTTACAGCCAGCTATATTGTCATAGCGCAGTCCTTCCTTTCGTGCTGCGCTCCTTAGAGTATTAATCATGGTTGGACTTGCACTATCTGGAAATATCCAATCAATACGTCCATATTTCTCCAGACATTTTCTATAAAATACAATAAATTCTTTGGCTATTCGTTCTGCATCTATCGCCTGTGTCACAGGTAGTCCATGTTCTTCCATAAATCTAATCTTTTCATATCCGTTCATGTAACCGGCTAATACGAATGTTGTCTTAGATCCGTTACCACCGAAGTCTATTCCCATGGTTATCTTGCTTAAATTTTTGATCCTGCGATATCGCAAGTTTCCCGCATTGTCCCGATATGGTTCTATGATCTTCTCACGTTCGTCTTCAGGATCATACAGATACGGTACGTTATTATCTGCAAAATACCTGAAGATGATTCCCTCTGCTGGTGCTCTTTCTCCTTTGATATCCCTGTTATACCAGACAGTGCCTTTCTGGTATGTCTTCAATACTTCCCTGATCTTCTCATTAGAGAGGGACATATTATCAACAAGGGTAAAATGTCCGTAATTATAACCATATTCCTGGTCTGCTTCCTGTTGCTCTTCATGGAATCGCAAAATCTCTGTGTAATACCAGTCTTCCGGGTCCTTTGGGTTCAAATCATGAAACACTTTTCTGTTCGATGATGATATAGTACGGTCAAAAGTCTCTTTTAAAAATTTTTGGTGGCACTCATTTGCCTCAGTAATGTATGCCATACCGTAGGTATTACCTTTTATGAGCTTCTCATCACCGTCCTTACCTCCACCGGACACAAGGACTATCTTTTCTCCTGTTTTAGTCTGGACATATACGCAATCACGATCCTTATACTTTCCTTCACGACAGCGCCCCTCAAAGTAATTCAAAAGACCATACCCGTCACAGTCCAGTATATTTAATTTTGCGGTTGCTACAGATACCCCTGCTATAAGGTGTATCTTATTCTCATGTTCTTCCAGCAGCATACAAAATATAAGAGTCTGAAGGACGTTCTTGCCCCCACGCTTCCCTCCCTCTGCCACATTGAACCAGCTTTTCAGACAATGTTGCATATATTCATATTGCCGCATGGAAAATGGTGCTGGCTTATTCACGATTACCCCTCCTGACTTTCCAAATCATTGATGTCTCTGTTCTGTACAGGATTTTGTAATAGTTCCTCTATGGATTTCATATTTTTCAATACCTGTTCTGTTGTATTCTCCTTTACAGATGCCTTCTGCTTTTCAAATTCCAGTCTGTATTTATCCTGTGGATGAATCGTAAAGTACTTGGTAAGCCAGTCCATAGCCTTCTGACTGTCTTTCAGCTCCAGTTCCAGCCCATACTTGCCCTGACCTACCCTTTTTACAAGCTGTGTATCGACCATTTCTGAGGATATTGCAGACACAAGACCGTCCTCCCATTTCTGATAATCCCCGACATCTGCGAAAGCGATTCTCATTTGCAATTCAACAATATCTTCTTCCGTCATTGCTATCATTTGGCGCTTGATTTCTTTTAATCTGGCAAGTTCTTTCTGTATACGAGGTCTTACAAGGAGCTTGTACCCTTCTGCGTTGGCAGTATCATATCCAGTCTGATATGCTTTCAGATAGCTTTGTGTTGCATTGTATGTCCGGTTATAATACACACAAAATAGCTGTTCTTCTGTGGATAATTCATCATTTTGCATAGTCTCTTTTGTGCCGTCCTCTGTTGCCACGATGAGACGTTCTTTTTTATTAGGCGAACGTTCGCTTTTTTTACCCGAACGTTCGGGTTTTGATTCTTGACTTTTTTTATCCCAATTCTGTGTACTCTTCCATCTTCTTATAGTTCCCGGCGGCACGTCCAGCTTATCAGCAATATCAACCAGTTTCATTCCCTGCTCATATAACTTACGTGCCTTATCGCTCAGAGGGTTCTTTTTTGGCATATTGCTGTTTCACCTCCTGCTGCCATATTGAAAAAAAGAGCCAATACACAGTCTTTATCCAGACTACATATTGGCTCTTGGCTCTATTTCTTACTCTTATTATAAAATAATTAATTTTAAAGTCTATAGTTACTTTTTGTAACTATATCTTACTTTTCTCTTACTGGTTTCTTTGTCACGGCGTTCCTCACGCAGTTCTTCATATTTTCCAGATTGCTTTATTATGCCTCTTATAATCAGTTCTCCTATTGTTACCCCTCGTTTAAATCCTTTTTTGTTCTGAACTATGATCTGATTTTTGCATATCTGCACTATTACATATTTCTCTTTTACCAGCGTTTTCCTGCCGCTTCTCTTCTCTGCTGCCTCATCAGGACCATGTTTGCTCTCTAATTCTATTATTTGTCCTACTTCTAACCCATGCATTAACATTCCTCCCTCATCATACTGATTCTACGTAATTGTGAAAAATCTGTTCCACATACTGTGTAGATTTATATGTATAGTGCTTTCCGGTAACATTTCTGGGTGCATGTCCCAGATACTCACCAGCTGCATCCTCACTTCCACCTCTTTTTACAATTGCGGTTGCTGTTGTCTTCCTGAATAAATGCGGGTAAATTCTTCTGTCAAGTCCGGCTCTTTTGCCTATTGTCTTTATAAGTGTATATATCCCCCTGTCTCCTAACTGCATAGCAGTATTCCCTCGTAGATGGGTAAACAGATATTGATTGCTTGTCTCCGATACTTCACGCTCTCTTAAATATTCCCGGATATAGAATATTGCGACCTTATCCAGGTATACCGTCCTATACCTGCTTGCCTTATGTCCGAATATTTCTATTGCTCCGGTTGAAAAATTTACATCATTGATTTTTACCTGAGGTATTTCACCTCTACGCATTGCCGTGCAGCGCATAAATTCAATGAGTGCGCGTGACCTAGCATCCCAGCATCCTTTTTTTAGAAGCTCCCACTCTGTAGGCTCCAGATGATCTATTGGCTTCTCTACCTGCGTATATGTATCAATCCCGTCACAGGGATTCTCTGATACAATCTTGACTTTACGCATCCATGTATAAAATGCTGATATGTTTCGCCTGCAGTTATTCAATGAAGTGTTGTTATTTCCCATTTGACTCTTTTTGTAAAGATAATATTCTATGTCTCCTTCTGAAATCTGGTTCAATGGTTTATTAAGTAATGCGATCAGCTCCCGAATCGTCAACAATGTCATTTTTAAGTCTATCTTTACAAGTCATATCTTCTGTCTCTCCTTGGATGTAATTAATTGGCACTTGTCCAAGAAATAGAATTATGTTAATATACTCTTGGACAATGAATGTTGTGGCAGAGGTACTTTGGTCGGTGCTCTGCCACTTTTTCTATATTCAGTTTTCTTGTTCCATACAGTATTATCTTTCTCCTGTACAATAATTTACACTGCCCTGTATTTCTGCAAATGCCTTTACCATTGGTCTTCTCAACGCTTCACTTATTGATATTCCATGATTCCTTGCAAATTCAGCAGCATACTTTCCTACTTCACTCAAATAAACATTATCATCAATATTATTTTGTTCTTCCATCAGTTCTTTATAAAACTTTTCAATCTTATCTTTAACTGTTTTGGAATCAGTTTCAAACACTAGATGATATTCTTTTCTTGTTTCATTATCCCTCAGCTTGACGTCACTGCTTCTGCTGTACCATCTTTTCATAATATGTCTCCTAAATCTCAGTTTAATCAAACCTCTTATCGTACTTTTTATCTTCGATAAGGTCTACATCTGTATAATTATCAAGACATTTTTCATAACTTCCCTCTTGCTTTGTTATACAAGAATATGTTTCATACGGATTCGGAAGGTTATGCTTTTTACAACAATCGTAACAAATCACAAAACTTCTAGTTTTTTCTCTATTTCCATACGGTTCATTATCTGTATGATACCTTGCAAAATTTTGAAAAGGTGTCATAGACAATAGTGTTGCTGTTCTATCGCAATCCTTACCACAAAAATCACATATAGCATGAATCATATAATCACCTCACTAAATTTTTATTTTACCAAAGAATCAAGCTTTGATTATCGTCAAACGAATAATCTGTTATACCATGAGTAAATCTATCTTCATCAATAAAGTAAACTTCTGAATTATCATTGTTCTCTTTCAGTTGACCACTTTCTACCAATTCTTTTAAAAATTCATAGAGAGCATATGCTCCTGTTACATTCTCCATAATTTCAATTCTCCTTTAATTCTAATTCAGTCCCTATCTTGATCCGCAGGCTTCTTTACTTTTTCAAATTTTACTTGCTTTATTACCTTTGAAAAAGTTTTTGCAAAATCTGTTACTACCATGTGAAAACTAAAAATAGCGAAGTCTGTTGTCGTTAATATTTCTGGATAATTTTGTTTTACATATTCTGCAATAATGTCATTTTTGCTCATCTAAAATCACACTCCTAATTTTTACTCACTCGTCACATCTACAACGCCGATTTTCTTACACATTTGCCTGAGCAGCTCTTCACGTTCCTGCTTTTCTATTTTGGCTTTTGCCAGATCATACAGATACATGTCTTCGCTCTGCTGCCGGAGTGTCTTCATCGCTGCATAGGCTCTGTTTATACATATAGATTTCTTGCCTGGAGCAACCATGTTATACAGTGCCTGTCTGGAATATCCCAGTATCTTAGCAAGTCCATCTATATTTGTCCGATATGCATCAGCTAATTTTTTTAGCTTCACCTGTTATTTCTCCTTTGCTGATTTTTAGTTTTAAGTAAAGTACTTTACTTTTCTTATTCTTTTGGTAAAACTCGTGTAACATTCAAGAATGCAGCTGCTATGTCATTTTCTTTTAATTATTGTCTGTCATCGATTCCCTGTCTTTCCTTCCTCGTATCCCGATCCATAGCTTCTCCTACTTCTTTATACAGTGCTACTGCTGTTATAAGTGCACATCCTGCCAGTACTGTTCCTGCTATCCATACCATATCTATCTTTCTCCTTATGATCTGTATACTTTTCTTATGGCATCCAGCGCCATTTTATAGTTTCTGCTCTTGGTGCTCTGTATTCCCATTCCAGCCATTCGGTTATATTCTGTCTCAAAATACCCGATTGCATTGTCAATTTCGACTCTTGTATATTCTGATTCTTCTGTTTCTGTGGCCTCCCGATACTCCGCATCCTGTACCTCTGCTGCCAGACCGGATTCCTGTTGCACTGGTTCAACAGCCTGCCCAAATGCCTGTATTTCAATGTTTTCTATCACTTTTCCCATTTCAGACTGTGGATGCTCCCCAGTTAATGTCATTTGTCCCGGAAGTGGTCTATATGTATTCTCTGGTTCTTTTTCCGGTATCGACTTTGCAATGGGCGGCTCTGTTTTTGCCTTTGTAACCTTGCTCTCTTTCCTTTTATCTGCCTGTTGCACCGGTGCAACCTCTTCTTTTCTGCTTAATTCCTGTTTATATAAGGATTCCCATGCTGCCTCTGCACTCCCTGTTTCTCCTGAAACAACAGATATCCATGCATCCATTAATTCGCCCCATGCATATCCCAGCTTCCCATTGCTCCTAAGGTCTATCAGGACAACACTTCCCCCGTTTTCCTGGTCTTTTACAAGTAACTGTTTCCTCCCAATGCCCGGTATCCTTACTGAATACAGTTTCTGCCCTGACGGTGCCATAATCTCTTGTAATAACTGTTCACCCCAGCCCTGCCCCCTGGCTGCATGCCAGATGGTTTTATATAGCTCTGGTTCTTCCTCCCCCAGTTTTCTTACCATCTTTAACAGGTCATCTTCCACAGCCGCCGTTACTTCCGGTTCCTGCTCTGTCATTACCTCGATTTCTGTTATTTTCCTCTCTTCTTCTACCTCTTCCTTTATTGCCGTTATCTCTTCCTTGCTGAATGCAGGTGTCAATTCTTCATTTAGGGCATCCGGGAGCTGCAGCATGATCGCAAGCTTTGAATTCCCGAATCCCTTATAGTGGTCCTGGAGCTGGTCTGAATTGCCACCCATGGAAAACCTGTCATTGATCCTTGTAAAACGTGACACCTGGGATTTATCCAGTCCATACCTTCTCTTTGCAAATTCATGCACATCCCTGTATCCGCTCTCTTTCAGGATGTCCGTATCCCTTGCAACTTTTAACAGATACCCTATCTTTACAAACCGTTCCGCTGCCTGCTGGAATTCCCCATCGATCTCTGCTTCATACTCCCTGTATGTTTTCTTATATTCCATTACTTCCATTTTGTACCTTCTTTCTATACCGTTGCCATGAAATCACTTTCCAGTGCATCCGCCAGTAACTGCCCTTGGAAAGACCCATGCCACACGATCTTCTTTTCTTCCCGGAGTTTCTTATACCCCTCCTGCCTTGCCTTATCGCTCTTCTGTGCCAGCTTCCTGTCTTCATCCGTCATTCTTCTGGCTACTTCCTTCTGCCACTTCTGTAAAAAAGGAATCGAATCGTTTAAGTCCTTGTAGCTTTCATTTAAAACAGATTTTTTCTGCCTTATATTTCCCCCCGGCTCAATTTCCAATGTATACCACGGCTTGTCCGGGTCATCTTTCTTACGGAGAAATACCAGGTAAGTTTCCCTTTCATTTATTCTTCCAAAATATATTTCACAGGTATGTATGCAGTGTTTCAATATTGTCCCTTCACGGAAGATATCTGCTATCGATGTCGGAACTGTTATGCAGTACTGTCCATCTTCATACCCATACTTTTTCTTTAGCTCCCCTGATTTCAACAGTTTTACTGCTTTCCTGTACTTTTTTTCTATCCTTTTTATCTTACCTTCCTGCTCGCGCATACTGATCGCCGCCACGGCTTCATTGTGTGCGATCTGCAGATCCTTTGGCTTCAAAAGGATCTCCTTCGTGCAGTCAACCTGCATTTCTTCCAACATGGATATATAATCATTCCAGTCCATCCAGATATTCCATATCCCCTGTTTCCTTATTTCTTCCTGTTTCCGCAGGTAATTACATATTTTTGCCATGCTCAGGTATTTTGTGGCTCCTCTCCTCTCGTAATCCTTTACACCAATGTTACCCTTTCTCAATGTCTTGATGTCATCATCCTTATACAGTGTATTTTCTTTCTTTTCTTTCTGAAGCCATTCCAGCATTTCAAGATCTCCATTCGTTTCACGCAGCCTTTTCAGCCTTGCATCATCGATCCCTAACTTTTTTGCAAGTGTGCCTTTGGACTCATCAATGGGGACTAGCAGGCTTTCCGTTTTCCATACACTCGTTACCAGGTCATGTCCAAGATTATACAATCCTGCCTTATAGCACATCTCTATCGTCGGCCTTTTCCTCTCCTGGCATATATAATAGGCAAATCCTGCTGCCTTATATCCGTGCCTGACGGCTATCGGATATGCTGTCCTGATCCTGTTTATCACAGCCTTTATATTTCTTGGGTACATATTCTCGGCATATTTTTCTATTACATTGTCCGGCGTTTCCTGCCACCTCACTCCCCTCCTCCTGTAATCCTCATACCTATACTTCTTGATCGCCTTTGGCAAAATAATCATTCTTTCCCTTTCATCAAAGAAATATTCTGACCAGTTTCCCCCGTCTGCTGTTTTTTTATCTACCCTCCTCAATGTCCATGTCCTTTCAACGATGCCGTTTTTATATTTCTGTAGGCATGTTGCACTTTTCGCATATGTCCATATAGGGTTTTTCTTCTTACTTCTGGAGATATATGTGATCTTTTTCCTGCATACCGGACACCTTGCATCCATATTGTGCTGCTGAGTGCCTTTTAATGCCACTTCCCCCATGTGCGCCGTACAGTACCCGGTCTTTTCCCCGGCTTTTTTATAAAAAATATAATTTTCCCCGTCAAACACATTCTTTTTCGCCCATCCTTCAAAACCTGCCGGCGGCTCTTTGATAGGCTGCATCTCAGCATCCCATTTCCTGCTGATCAGCTCCACCTTCCTATCCTCTAGTCTCCTTTTACATCCCTGCTGCCACTGCCATAATCCAACCCAGCCTCCACTGTCTGTTTTCAGGATTTGTTTAATCTCTCTTATCCCTCCTGCGTTTATATAGCAGTATTCTTCATAGTCTCGCCTCCAGTAATATTCCTCCAGGTTCCAGCACATTGCTGTCCTCCATTTATATGTTCCATCCTCCTGCCTCTCCCTGGTAATATATTCATCCCCCTGATAATTGATAAATATGTCCCACTTTGGGGTCATGACCCCCTTCTCTATATCTTCCCTAACACATACAGATACCTTTAACAGTGCATCCAGTTGCTGTACCCTTGCCGCCAGATGGTACCGGTATTTATCGATATTCTCCCTGCCACGCATCTGCAGTGCCCTTACCATTGATTGTGTCGCATACAGGCTCCTCAGCTTACTCAGTTCTTCTTTTTTCATTTACCTCATCTCCCTTGACGTTATAATAGATGCCTGGCTTATATGTACTGCCATCAATCTTATAAGATCCTGCCTGGCTTACATTGCCATCCTTATCATCCATCAGCAGGAACAAGGTATCTCCTATACTGCCTTTTGCTTTAGGGTTCTTTCCGCGGACGATAATGCAGCCCTCCCCATCAGCATCCCCACTATTCTTTTTCACAACGCCTGACCACTCTGCGAGTGGATGTTCTGTTATCCATATAACCCCAAGCAGGTATATCTGCTCCTTTGTCAACTCCCTCTTTAAGGTAATGCTCTGTGCACTGATCCTTGTATCCCTGCCGTCCTCATCAACATCACCTTCTATTTCAACCAGAAAATACCTGTCATCCTTTTGGTTGTAATAACTTAATACATCCAGTGGATTCGTGGCAGCATGGAATCCCGTCCTTGCACACTTTGCTTTTTCTTCCACATATTTCTTACCCGGCTCATACTGGAAAACCCCTTTTCCTTTTGTACAGGTTAAATCCTTATTGAATCCTTTGTATGCGATCATGTTTATTTCTCCAGTCCATAGTACTTATACACAAGATGTTTCCTTACTGCCTTATTCGAAGAGCCTGTATAGATAGGTCCCCTTAACTGTTCTTCCCTTCCCCCATGCATAACCTTGGTGACCGCTACAATTTCTTTGTTTACTTCCACCATATTTTCAAAATCATACTTCAGGATGCAGGATATACAGTCACGCAGCGTCTTCCCTTTCCTTCTCACTGCTGCCTGCAGCTCCCCTGATACGGTACAGAGCATCATGATCTCATCTGACCAGTCTGCAACCTGGCCGCCCAGCCTTAACTGTTCGGATTCTATTTTCAGTTTTCCTGCTGCCGCCTGGGACACACTTGCAAAAACTTCCATTGCATTGTCCATGTAGTCCTCCGCATCTTCTGGATCTAATCCGTTTTCAACTGCCAGTTCCTTTAACCCCTGCCTGTCTCCCTGGCGCTTCAATTCTTCTGCCTTATTATTCAGTTCTTCTGCTGAATCAAATTCTCCAAACATATCAAACATCTTTTCTCCTTTCCCCTGCCCGCACCCTGCAGGCAGGCTTTCCAATGGCTTTTAGTAAAATTGTGATATATAAAATCCCTAGCCTGAGATAAAAGGCTATCTAATTACGGGGATGCCCCATGTCTTGTGTATCTGATACTGCAAAGATTCTCCCAATGTTGCCCCTGTCATATCTGCACCGTCGGAAAGGTTTATATATTCTTCTACTGCCTTAACTGCTGCCACCGCAGAATAACAGATACAGCAATAATGACCGACAAGCTCCATTTCTCGCAGAAATTCCCGCTGTTCCTTGCTTGGTATATTGGTATCGAACTTCATTTCTATGTACATGCCAATATACCTGCCACTTGGGTATGGAAAATGTATGTCAGATACTCCCGCCTTTACGCCCATCTGCTTTAATACAGCCGCTTCTTTTGCATCCCTTTTCCCGCCATTCGGGATATGGTATATCCAGCGCAGTTGTGGGTACATATCCTCGTGATGTCTGCACCACTGCATAAAAAGGATCTGCTCTGTATCTTCTCCTTTTGGCTTATATTTCAGATTCACGCTTCTTTACTCCTTCCTGCTTACAAATTATGAGTTGCTACGTATTCACCGTAGTTTGTCCCAGTAATCACGAAAGTCATCCGGTATTGATTAACCAACATTTTTCACACCTCCCGTCCTCTTTTCAATTTCATATTTCATGTGATCTGTGAATTCATGGTGTGTATAGAATTCAACTGTTACAATATGCTGCCTACACAGTTCTTCTATCCTGCGCCATTTATCCGCATCTACAACCTTCTTACCTTGGGCATTACAAAAATCATTTAGATACCATGTCTTTAACTGTCCCATGGCGAACATATTGGCGATATACTTGGAATCTTCATATATCGTAATCTCACAGCTCGTATTCATCCTGCCTAGTGCTTTTTCCAGTGCAGTAAGGATAATGCCATTTTGCGTAGTTTCCCCTACGCTTGCATAATCTTGTATCGTTTTAAGCTCCCCATCCTGCTTTTGAAAAGCAAGAGTATAGCCATATGTACCATGTTCTGTTTTAAATCCCCTGACGTTATGGGTGATGTAGATATCCACATGTTTCAGTCCCACTTGACAGCCCTCCTCACTTTCTACTTATCAGTATTTCAAGAGTTATCCACTGTGTTTTAACAGTCGTTCTCCTGCTGCCTTGTAAAATCCCGTATTTTTCGATACCAAAATTTATGTAAAATGTCCCGAACCCCGCATAAGTAGAAAGTACAGCGGAGTTATCCACAATTTTTAATCTCTCCTGTGCATGGTCAGGTATATTGACCAGCTTGCAAGAATCTGATTAAACCGATATGTGACCGTATCAACTACATATCCTTGGAAACGCTGTGTAAAGAAATTACGGACATACTCACAATCTGACGGCATACTCACCAGTTTCAGTACCTGTCTTCTGGATAATGCATTGTCCTTGGTACTCTTATGCGGTTTAATCAGATTCTTGCTCTGCTTCCAGCGTTTCTTACCTTTTGCATCATCCACAAGCAAATCTGCCAGGCTCAATTCTGCTCCCTCTGACAGATCAGAAAATGTCATCTGACCACATGGCTCATCGTCACGTTTGAATGTCTCTTTTGTGATATAGTTCACAAGTCCATCTATCCCTGACGGGCTGAACCGTAATGGCTCACACCTGACATACCCTATCGGTGTAGGTTCTGACTGCCCCTTTTGCTTCCTGTAACACCAAAGAGCCTCTATCTCCTCCCTGCCCAGTCCACCATTGATCAAAAGATGGTGGTGTATACGGTTATTCTTCCCCTTCTCGTTTACCCAGATATATTTCAGTGACAACAACTTATACTTTCTTCTTAGTCTCATGATTTTCTTTAGAAAATTGTAGACCATCTTATCTGCTGCCTCTTCATTCTCCGGGAGAATGTCGTAAGTCAAGTCAACTCTCAAATCATTATCTGTGAAGTTAGCTTTTATCAGCTGATTGAAGTACCGTTTCGAATTGGTATCATTCAATCTTCTCTGCGTCTGACTGCTTCTCTTTCTCTTCCCTGCCCTCTTACACCTCTTGGGTTCTGTGTAAGAGAATATGTCCACTTCCTTATGCCTTGTCTTATATCCCTTACCACAGTAGGTAACTACCTGCCTTACCATCCCCTTACCTCTCCTTTATCTCTCCATGTCCAAAACAATAATATTTATATACAAGCCCACAACCCGCTTACGCTCCGGGCTTGCAAAATGCCTTTATTTTCCCCATTTTTATCAAACTTTCTCCGAAAAAAAGGTAAAAAAAATAAAGACCTGTCCAACGTGCCCCCTATGCGACACACAGGTTCGCGATACCTGTGTACGCATATTTTTAAAGTAAAGGGGATTGTTAGTAATTGCGACACATAAGGGGTATGTGCCGCATAGGAAGCACGTTAATTATGTCATTTACCTATTTGCTCGCCATCATATATGTATCCGGTAAATTCCCATAACAGTTTAGGACTTATATATACATTCATCCGCCCCGGTGCTTCTGTAACTGTTCCGATCGGCAACAACTTATGAAGAATTCCATCCCTCACCCAAGTCTCTGACTTTCCGAATACCTTCGCTGCTACCTTTACCGGAACGCCACCCTGCGCGTCAAATTTAGGATACACATTACCCATAATTTTTCTGGCTATACGATCAGCAAATTCATTTTCTTCCTTAACCTGTTCTTCTGTCATTACAAACCTCCTTGCTGCAGACCAACACAGGTCTTGCGACACACTCATACTTTATAGTATCTATATACACATTTTCAGATGTAACCACTGTCGCAGCCGGCTCAAGTCCTGCAAGTAATTCCATTGCTCTTTCTACAGAGATTCCTTCACTATCTTCGGAAGTCAGGATAACAACCTCATCCGTATCACAATCTTTTGCAATAAAAATCACTCCATTGCCGACTTCATCTGTCAGATTTATCTGGTTATTTCCATTTGATGCTACCTGTATCGCACTCATCATTTCAGATACTTTCATAGCTCTTCCTCCTACATCCTTTCCAAATCCATCCTTGCATACAACAGATCTGTATATGCGTTTACAAGTTCTGGAAGCTCATCCGGCATATATTCTTCTTTCGTAATTTTATCCTTCACATGCTGCAGAACCCTGTCCGTCTTTGCTTTCAGTTCTTTCTTATCTGCATTATCCTTAAAAAATGACATCTCTCTCACTTCCTTCCTACCACCATTCTGGTACCGGCTTGTCCAAATTGCGGTAATGCCACCAGTGCCCACTGTTGTACATTACACACAGGTTTCCACCTTCGTCCTGCCATACCTTTTTTATCTTGCCCTCTCGCCAGTTACTTACAACGGATTTATGTTTCTTCATGGCAATATCTGCCATCTGTTTCATTTCTGATTTGCTCATTACTGCTGCCATATACGCCACATCCTTTCCATCTGCTGCCATGTTCCTGAAATTGTTTCTTTTTTTAATAGGAAGCTCAATAACAAAGAAATTTATAATGAAGCTATTAAAACTCTTCCTTTCCCAATAACTCTATCTTCTCTTGCAGGGACATCCGGTTACCTTTACTTTGTGTTTCCTCTACAAAATTTCGAAACTTCTCCCAAGTCTTTGACTTTTGAAATAAGTACAAATCGCTTTCATAAATTAGAAAAGACATTTGAACTATAGGTGAATTAACGTACTTTTTGGTTGTGAAGCCTATCATATTTTCATCCATCCCAGCTCCTTCACCATTCGTAACTAACATCCTCATTCTCTATCCTTCCTTTCCTCCTCATTTATTTTGTGATATACTCTCCTTATCAAACATAGGAGTAACTCATCATGGAAAAACACATTGTTCGCCAGACTGTTAATCTCAACAACTTAGATTCCATCTGTAGCCGCTATGAAATGTGCGGTTGGAAAGAAATTGATATTATCGGAACTCCAAATCATCCGGAAGAAGTTGTCTTCGAATGGACTGGTTCTGGACTTCCAAAATATCCTGATTTATCCTTCCTTTGATGGATATGCTATGTACGGTCCTTCCTTCTGATAGTCTTTATCTCCATAAAGCGCTTTCATTCTTCTAGAGGTGATTTGATCCGTAAATTCCTGATTGCTTTGAAACACATAAATATTCTTGCAATCATCTGGAACTACAATTCCTATTACCTTCCCCATTCTCTATTCCTCCTTCCTGCTACCCTTACACGATTCCCTTGTGTTGGGGTTATTCATCATCCATCATCACATGCTCAAGAAACTTTCTAAAAGTGCTCATATCCAATGTTCCTTCCGGTGGGAGCGGTTCCTTATCAGATATAATATTTATGTTCGGAGTCTCACAGGCAAGATGCTTAAACTCCACTCCCGTTATAAAATCTCCGTATGCTTTCCCGTTATAGACCAACATCGTCTCTAATCCATCAGTAACTATAACTGCTTTAAAACGTTTCTTTTCCATTTTCTATCTCACTTCCTTCCCACCTGCTGCCACTGCACGATTCCCTTGCCTTTTATTTCCATATCTCCTATACTTTTCTTACAGGATGTGACAGCATCCGAGTAAAATGAAAGGAGTAATCATCTATGCTTAGACATCCTGTGTCGTCAAGCAGAATTGCTAATGTAGGATGGGAAAATGATATTATGGAAGTACAATTCCATAATGGAGCAGTGTATCAGTATTACGAGGTTTCGCAGTCTGAATACCAGTCTTTCCTAAATTCGCCGTCCTTAGGTTCTGCCTTATCGCGACTTGACAAGGTACATCGTTATCATCGTGTTTAATACCTTGTTTGAGACGGTTGGTTTTGTGGGCTGACCGTCTCACTTACAGGAATACTTTCATTGATACGAACTACTTTAATATATTCTGATGATATATGGATTTCCAAATATGGATCCTGCGTCTTTAACCAATCCACAATCGGCTTTACAAGTACATCTATCCGCGGAAATCCATCTGTAGCTACAACTGCATTAAAACGTTTCTTTTCCATTTTCTATCTCACTTCCTTCCCATCTGCTGCCATCGCACGCTTCCCTTGCCTTTTATTTCCATATCTCCTATACTATTCTTACAGGCTCCCGCCAGAGCTGAGTATTTTAGAAAGGAGAAAAATATGAAGCCAATTAAATACAATTTCAATTCTTCTGATATCGAAACTTGCCTTTTTGCGCTTTCTAAGTTTCCACTAGTTGATGAAGAAAGTTCTAAATCTGATACTATTTCTGATGTTCAACTAGATATAAATGAAACTTGTGCATTATCTGCTATCGAAAAATTTTCAAATTTGAAAATTGATCAAATTACAGCAAATGAACTTCGTATTACATGTGCCTGTATAATTTTATGTAATGGTATCTGCAAAAAGGAATTTCAAGCATCTGAACAAGATTACTTAGATTGTATGAAATACATGTTTTCATTAAATAAACTTGCTAATGAATTGTGTTCTCAAATCTCAATTCCAGACTAATTTCTTTATTAGTCAAATTGAAGTTTATTAATTTCCTAAAGAGTCCCAGGACATCTCTCCCGTTCTGGGATTCGTTTTTTTCAATAACTTTCTCCTTCTTTTTTGACACCTATCTCACTTCCTTTCCATCTGCTGCTTATGATTCGTCCGTTGTGCTGAATAAATAGTCAAGCGTACAAGTTGGAAATTCCTGCTTTATTGATACCATTTCATTTCTTTTAAACTCAGTTGCCCCAGACATCTTATTTTTTAAGCTTTCATAATTAATGCCGGTTTTTTCAGACAAAGCCTTAATGGTCAACTTATTTCTTGCCATTTCAGCATTTAAGTTACTAAACAATTTTTCACCTTCTCTCTTATAAAATTACCCTGCGTCGTAACTTATATCTGTATTATATACCCTATGTCGTAATTGTCAACCCTAAAAAGTAATTTCTTTACTTTGCAAGGTAATTTATTGTTTACAGAAAAGAAATAACGTAGTACAATA